GATAGACTCCAAGATGAAACCTACAAAAAAAGCCCACTACCCAACTCACAAAATAATCTGTGGGTAGCGCGTACAGAACTAGAAAGATATGTTCGGGAACTGCGAACATGGGGGAAAAAAATATGACAGTATTAGAACAGTGGAAAGAACTGGCAAAGGTAGAAAACCTACGCCACCAGCTAGTAGCACAACCAACGCAAGCCATAGTCGGGCGCAACTACGGGTCCAAAATAGACCTTATGGCTGTAGCCTTCGATGCCGTTAAAACCAGAGAAGCATGGACAGTAAAAGACCTATCAAGAAAAATGCGCGTTAAAGAAGATGTGGCGCAACAACTACTGCGAAATCTCGTAAAAGAAAAATACCTAGAATCAAGATCTCTGCACGGTGAAGCCATATATGAATGGCCCAATAGAAACCCGTTTAAACCCCTGCCAAAATCTCACATAAGAGGTGGGCGTTGCTATTAATCCCACGCAGTATGCTGAAACTCACAAACCCTGCCCATAATCGGGCGGGGTTTTTCTATGTTCGGGACTGTTTCATCTCATTATCCGTTAAGTATTTATCAAGAAGAGAAAAACAAAACACCGGCAAATCCGCCGGGTGCTTGTTTAACCCGAACAAAAGTTCGACAAATAAATCCTGCACATCTTTGGTCGAAAAATTAGCGGGTACTTCGTTGAGAAGTCCCGCCGCAATTCTCTCTAAATCTTCTGGCTGCATTACTTACCTCGTTTGGAGTTCAGAACATTATCCAAAAAACTATCCGCATCGTCCATAGCAGACTCAATCATTTTCGTCTTACACTTATCGCAAGTGCAATCCTCTTCGTCATTATCATCACCCAACACGTCAGTCACAACAGAAATAATGTCAGGCCATGAATCTTGCATTCCGTAACCATCTAAAATATGAAAAAACATATATGATATCATTTCTGGACTAGCCTTTTTAGGCAAACGCTCGTCAATCTCAGCAAACTTGCTGGCAAAAAACTTCATTTTTTCTTGGTTTCTGTTAAATTTATCGCTCATCTTGTTGTTCCTCTTCGCTGCAAATGATAAACAAAATGTGAGGGCGGTGTAACATCAACCTGCTTACCTGCGGTCAATTGTTCTGTTCTACACCCGACAGCCGCCCTCACGATTATCTTATGACACGCTACCTAAATACCAACCAGCGATAGTCAAAGCCACAGCCACACAAGCATAAACAGCCCTCTTAGGAACAGCAAACGTATCAGCGGGAGTTGGTTCGGAAGCCATAGACAACTTAATTGCACGGGTATTGTATGGGCCGCGCTTTTTTCCCGCATCTTTGCGCTTCGGTTTGTCATCGGGGGAAACCTCCCCAAATAACGTATCATCCAGATTTTTCTGGAATGGCGTTAAGTCTTCAACAGGGTTATTCGCCGCATTAAAATTGCGCCGCAACTTACATAACTTAATCTGAACAGACTTCGTAGATCGACCCATAAACTCACCAATCTCACGACCTTTAAATCCCGTTGCCTTGTACTCAAGCAACTGGTCAATTTCCTTAGCCGTCCACATCTTAGACGCACGGGCTACAGGAATAGCCTTCGAACTTTTTCTCTTATCAGCCATTACATTCATCCTTTAATCGGCCTCAATCTCGCCAGAACCAGAACAGTTCTCGCAAGTCTTCCAAACCCCGTACGGCTCATAAACGCCGTATGAAGTCATCTCAAATTGTTCGTGTTCAACCTCACCCTTACGGTCAGAATGCAAACACTCAGGGCAATCAATCATCTGGAATCCCCCGCAGCTTAATGACAGGATTAACAGTTTTGTCCGCATCCTGATCGTTATGTCGGGCCAACGCATTAACACCCATGTTGAAAATCAACTCACGCCGTAACTCTTCAACCGCGCTTAACGAATCATCATCATCCTCATAAAGATCAATGATCTCGTCCAAGCGGTCAACAATGTAAGGTATGTGAACCGTGTCTTCCATCAGTTGTTTCTCCAAACCCGAATAATTCCAGCGCCAACGTCACGACTCGTTAAATCAATGCCCATACGCCGAGCAGCAACGTAAATCGGATTGTAAGATCCCGAAGGAATGTCAACGCAATCACCAACAGCCATGCTGTTAATTAAAACCTGCCACTTGCCACGACCCTTCTTGCGCCCTTGTGAGCCGCCGCTTTCAGGAATAGGAACCCCCGATTTTACTTCAAATGTCATAGTATATCCCTCTCTTTTTACATCGCCAAAATGACGAACGTGATCGCAGCAATGGTCAGCAGAACAACTGCCGACCCCGCCATGTCCTTCAAATCATACCTCATGCGCTTGCACCCTCTGGATCAAAACGTAGGTGAAACTTGGTGGCTACACCGTCTAAAGCGGCAACAATGTTCTTAGACCAAATATCATCAGTATTAATGCAGCTAGACGTTTCATCGTGCGCGTCCTGCAAGTCAGCCAACAAACTTATCTGAGCGACAGTTAAATCATCTTGACCCCACGACGCCGCAACAGCGTTAGCAACAGTTTTGTCCCCGTAGTTATGGCTACTTCTTATGCCTTGACCCTCCAATTCCTCAACGTAATGCTCGTCGGAAATGAACAAGCCAACCGCGCACATCTGGTCGTTGTAACAACCGCCATCGTCTTCCCCACGGTATGCGCAAGCGTCACCGTTTTTATCCACTGACGGGCCTTCCATGCCCATCAAATGAACCGCAGCTTTGTTGAATATCTCTTGCTGTTTCATCTTGTCACCTCGTTTTTGCTAAACTATGTTGTAGTATATATTCCTATGAAATTATGTTGTCAACACTTAGTTTGAGTTGAGGTCAACTTAATTTATGGGCAAAACCGGACTCATTGATTTCATTGGATAATCTACGGTAAAAAAATCTACGTTAAATTTTACCGCGCTTAACGTAACGTAGAATGTTTAACAATATCAACACGTTATGGTTTTACGGTAAGCACGGTAAAAACCCGTTTTACCGTAGATTGTTTAATAAAATCAATGGGTTATTTTACGGTAAGCACGGTACCCCCTTTACAGGGGGGTATATATACTACCCCCCCTTGATGTTAATCTAATGCAGCCAATACCGTGATCGGGACTTGCACAGCTTTGGGATAATGTGCTATTACATGGACAGACCCCAGCAGGGGAATAACGCAGGGATTCGCAATATGCCAAAGGTCGGGGAACAAATCGAAAAAGGCGGTAGAAGATTGCAGCCCCAACAACAAAAGTTTCTTGATAACTACATCCATAAAGATATGACACAGACAGGGGCCGCAAGAGCCGCAGGGTACAAGTCGCCAAATGTTCGGGCCGTGCAGCTACTCAAGAACCCAGTCGTGCGAGAACGCATGGAAGAAATGAGAACCGAGCTTGAAAGCAAATACGGTGTCACAATAACTAAATCCGTTCGGGATATGCAAAGGCTCAGAGATGAAGCATGGGACGCGGGGAACTATAGCGCCGCAATTAAAGCAGAAGAACTGAGACTCAAAGTAACTGGACTAATGGTAGCGCGTAGCCATGTAACGCACGAAAATGTCGAAGCAATGAGCCGAGATGAAATAGCCGAACAACTACAAGAAATTATGGGTAGAGCTAAAGAACGAATGAAAGATATAACGCCCGAACAAAATATGATCGAAATAGAAGATGGTGACATAACATACGATAACGGCGAAGCCGTTAAATGACGCCTGCGCATGGAGGGGAGGGCCTCAGCCCCACCTCACAGCCGTTTTAAGGCCACCTACAGGGCCAAGTCGGGCTTTTCGGGGATATGGGTACCCGAAGACTTGTTCGGGTTCTGTAGCCCCCCTCCCACGAACATGTATTATGTTAACGGTTTTGCCGGGATCGGGGCTTCCGGGGCATTAATCGCGCTAACCGGGCTAACGCGATTCCGGGGGTCAACCGTTGACAGACCTTGACCCCCGGTACAAGTTGACAACCCGAACAATTGTTCTGGTTAACGTTTGGGGGTGTTTTGTTAACTTTTATCTGAACTTTATTTATTTTCTGTGTTGACGTGTGGGATCTTCTGGGATACACATTCAGTACAAGTAGTAAAAGGATGGATGATATGCAAACGATAACAACTAAATACCTCGGCCCTACAGACTGCAACGGCTCACGCTACAAGGCAACGCATACGGGCAAAGCAAAGACTTTGACGTTATCAGCGGATCACGCGCTTAGTGCAGAAGAGAACCACGCACTTGCAGCAAAGACCCTTGCAAATAAGCTGCGCTGGGAGGGTTCCTATGTTGGCGGTCATGTAAAAGACGGGATGGTATTTGTAAATGCAGACCCGATGTATGGCTTCGAGGTGTCAATATAATGATGCTCTACATGGCCTATGGCATGAATACTAATCGTCGGGCAATGGAAGCACGTTGCCCGTTAGCGAAACCGATGGGCGGGTTTTAC